CACCCAGCATTAAGCGCAAGTTTGTTGTCAGCTATAACATACGCCTTCTTCTGCGCTGTTGTTAGCCCCGGCAGGGTGATTGTAGGCACCTCAGCCATGCCTAGCTTCTTAGCCGCCATTAGCCGCCCATGGCCGGCGATTATGCCGCCCTGCTCGTCTACCAATAACGGGTTGGTGAATCCAAACTCTCTAATGCTGGCCGCGATTTGAGTCACTTGCGCTTCGCTGTGAGTGCGTGAGTTGAGCGCGTATGGTATTAGGTCGCCAACGCTTCTGTGCTCTATCTGCATGCGCGCCTTATCCTCTTGTGAGTATTTCACTTATACCTCTCACTGTTAGCTATGCGCAGCAGGTCGTGCAATGTTGGTGCTGCGATTGCATGGAATGATATAGGGCTTTCCGGGTACCATTGCAGAGTCCAAACCTCTGCTGTCTCTATAGCTAACCGCTTAGCTTCGTCGCTTTCCCAGTCGTAATGGTCATCTTCATCCATAAACCGCTCCACGCTTTGGTTATAAGCATTGAAATCGTTATGGGTTAAAGTGACACCGCCTTCGTGGACTGGTAGTAGCTCTGCAAAATCTTTCGGGCTCATGCCTTACCCCCCATTTTCTCAATTGTGCGCATGGCACCTAGGCCTAGCATCCCCATCAGAATGGTGCTCAGAGCGTCTGTGTTGATGATTGGGAACGCCCCCGAGTAGCTGAACACCACTTGCGATACATACCGCAAAAACGGCTCTGCAATGAAGTCGTATGCCAAAGCAAAGCCACATACCCAGCCAATAAACGGCCTCCAACCAGCCACAAAACGATCTGAACTGGCCGCCTCGATCTTGTTGATGTCCGCCTGCGCCAAGATTAACTGCACCTGCGCTTGGAGTTGCTCGCTATTCCCAGCTGCGTGAAGTTTTTCGAGTTCTAGCGCCATCTCCGCCTTGGCTTTCGGGTCGGGAACAAATTTGTCCAGAGCTATTTTGCCGAATCCTAGCAGCGCGTCGGTTAGTGGGTTTAGGCTCATAGGTTCACCAACTGCTCGGCTATCCTGCGCGCCCAGCCTTTGCTGAATGTGTCCCATGGGCGAAGATTGGTCATAAATTGCAGCCTGTGGCCGAGAAATTTGGCTGTTAGCCTTCTATCTCTGCCTTCTTGCCTGATCGCCTCAATCGTTACTTCTCCAAGAACTCCATCATCTTTTACGCCGAGAGTTTGTTGTAGTAGTTTAATGGCCTGACTGGTCCCGCTATTTACCGCACAATCAAATAGGGCGAAATCCAACCCGCATTCTAACCTTGAGCACTTGCACTTATCCCAAAAATCACGCTTGTAAATGGCCTTGGCGTCAGCCTGCGTTAGGTTCTTAATGTCAAGCGCCGGATAGGACCGCTTGCTGATTCCCCAGTTGGTCTCACCGCCGGGGTCGGCTGGGTTGTTAACATATCCGCCCTCATAGCCCATTAGGCGGGTAAAGCATTCATCAAACGTCATAATTTCCCCTTATTTTCGTGTTATTTTACCACATTTCCCGCATTTTGCTGCCTTTTCGCAGCTAAAAACGCCTCTATTTTTGCAATCTGCAACTCGACCCAGCCGTCAAAATCACGATCTGAGACCGGCGCAGTGCAGCCTATTTTGCAGCCCTTGCACAGCTTGTGTGCTTGGCAATGGTCAATTACTTGTTGTGGCACTTGCACGAATCACCATGGTTTTAATGCTTCAGGGCTTGGACATTGACCAACCCTAATGAGATAACACGTTCAACCCACTTTGCTGCTGTAATAGTTGTGATACCAAAACGGCTTTGAACCTTTCCGCGCACTTGATATTCAAACTGCACATATTCTTGCGCGTTTATGAAGTTTGCCACTTCTACTGGGTTGAACTTTGACATTTTGCTAGCCTATTAGTTTGTTTGTGTGCGCTCATTATATCAAACTATTTTACGGATGAAAGTTTTTTTGCATTTTATTTTCGAGTCTTGTCACCCGATATTTGGTTACGTTTTCCCAGCAAAACTCACGCGCTGGGCCTTTCATTGTCCTGCCGCTCAGTCTGTCCACAACCTCCACCACCGTGCGGCCCGTCACTGGAGGCCGGTGGTCGTTTTGCTCAGTCCATTCCATTTTCAGCCCCCCATTTGCGCGACAGCGTTTTGAATCGCTCAATCCTAGACCTGTCAAAAATTCCGACAATATTTTCATCACCACGGGCGATTGCCTGCTGTGATTTTACCGTTGAGGCAAACCGAGCAACAAACCCCATGCCGTCGCCTAATCTCTCCCGCGTGACTAAAAGCGGCGATTCTTCACTGGCTATTGCTAGCCGCTCGCTGATTGTTCTAATCATTTTTTGCCCTTACCCATGCGCTACCAGCGTCAAGCTGCCGGCCCGTTTAGTGAAACACCTGCCGCGCTCAGGTAGGAATACAAACACCGAAGCCCCTAGATAATGCTCTGGACGGCCAGCCAACTTCTTGGCCTTGGTGGTCGCCTCATCCAGCCATTTGGTCGGGTCTTTCGTTTCTACCCTTATCTGTAAATCGAGCGCCATAAAATCTCCTAGTTAAATTAGCTATCAAACCCAAAAACAAAGCGCACCTCACCATGCTCGGAGACTAGACGAGCGACTTCTTCAAAAAAATATGCCAATTCTTCGCGCAGGTTGCTATTCCATGTGCACTGGATATGTGTCCAGCTTGGCTGCTCTTGTTTGTAAACTTCGTCGTCTTTTACTATAACGATGCCTTGCCCGATAATGCTTGCAGAATACGAATTTGGGACGCTGGCACCATCCCAGCTATCATATGTGCCACGATCGAGGACGCCTGTTTTAAGCACCGTGGGAGCTGTTTCGTACCAAGCGAGCATCTCTTTGCCGGTTAACCAGCTGTGTGAGTGATCGCCCATCCACTGCGAGTGGCTTTCGTCATCCATTGGAAAATCTTTTGGGAACCCCCTTGGCTCAGAAATTATCGCAACGGACTCACCTGTTGGAAAGCCCGCAAAGCCAAAACCATTACGAACACCAGCAAGAACCGCAAAAAGTTGGTAATGCCTATCCTGCTTGTAGTTGCTGGCAATGTCATACCATTTACTCGTTTGCTTATCTTTGCGCTGAAAAACGCCGTGTATATCTGTTCCCATAACTCCCCCCATTTTTAACATTTACATTGCATAGCGTTTAATAATACCAAAATGCAAATGTTCAAAGAAAAATACAAAACCAGATTAATTGTGAACTCTATAGATCTGTCAATTAACCGCATCCACCACGTCATAACTCCCCCTATTTGATCCCGCGCCGGTGTTGGCGCGTGGTTGTTGTTAATATTATTCCCCTTAATTACCGCCAGCGGTATTGCTTGGCGTTGAGGTAACTATACTAGAGGTTTAGGTGTGCGTCTATACCCCAAGTGTAAATAATTTACTTTTTTAGTGCTAGATACCCAAAATATGCCGCGCTTCTTCCGTCTTCATTGCTGCGGCCCGTCCAGCCTGTCATGCGCTCAAACATGGCTTTGTCTTTTGCCCAGTTGCCCTTTTGCGGCTTATGTAGCTCGTACCCCATGCCTATGTGGTCTAACCACCTAATAAGCTCCACTTGCGCCTGCTGGCAGCGGCCTATGTGCATCGCCACTTTGCTCTGTGCCGCCTTGCTGGTTTTGACGTTGCGCGCATAGACGAATTGGTTGGCCATAACGTCCTCTATCGAAACATTAATTACCCCGTGCCACATCAGCGGGAATTGCTCTTTTAAAATTTCGATTGTCGTTGTTGTCGCGCACGTTATTAATGTTCCATTCAGATAAACAGCAAAACCATGGCGCTCTGAATCGGGGTCAATCCCCACCGTGAAAACGTCAGTCATTATTTGCCCCAGTCTTTAATTGCCGCCTGAACCTCTAATGGGCACTCAGTTTTAAATGGATACCGCTCAAACTGCCTTAGCCAAAGCTCTGACTGAGGCCCAAACTTTTCCCGAAATGCGCGCCTACTGCCGTGCGTAACAACGTCGTCGCATTCTTGGCAGAGCCCGAGCACAAACCAATGCCCTATTAAAATCTTGTTATGTCTAAATGTAGCGCCTTCGCAATGATGCACAATAAGAATTGCCGGCCATTGGCAAGCTGAACAAAAATCGCCGTTGTGCTTCACCCATGCCATATGCGCTTTCTCTGCCGCATTCGGCCCTCGGCTTTGCGCTGTTGATTTTCTCATCATTGGTTTTGTGCCTTTTTCAGCTCCGAAAATTCGCCTTTCGATTCGAGTATGCACCCGTGCTGGGCCGCGAACGCTTGCAGCCAATTCAAAAAGTCTGACTTCTCGCCCTTGGCCCATGATGCGCTGCTTGTGTAATCAACTTTTGCTCTGTGTGTCATCGGACAAAAAACGTCGTGTACTAACCAGCTCCATGCGGTTTCCCGATAGCACAAACCTTTTGCCGTGCGCTTCATGCCTTCGGCCATGTTTATGCTTACCTCTTTAGGATCGCACTTGGCAAAATGTCCCGCCAGCTCAGCTAGCCAAACGTGAAGCAACGCATTCATCGGAAGGCTCGCGCTTTTCCCATGCCTGCACTTGTACCGGGTGAATCCCTCAGCCTTAAAATTGGCATCTAGCCACCGATGCGCCTCTGCTAGTGTGCGCGCTGAATCTACTGTGAATTCACAGTTAGTCATTGCTCACCTCTACGACATGCTCCCAAAAGTGTTTAACCAGTAATTTCGCCTTGGATTTGTCTTCAGTCGTTACCCGCTCATGCTTCTGAACGTAATCATCGCCCCAGCCTACCCAGATTCTTCCGCCTGAGCACAGCCGATCTTGCAAGCTTTTCTTGACGCACACCGCGTATTTCATTTAGCGGCCGCCCGTGAAAATGGGAGGCACCCAATCAAAACGATTCTGAACAACTCCGGCTTATGCTTGGCCCAATTGCCGAGCGTTTGCGCACTCTGGCCGGTGAGCTGCTGAACTTGGCGCAGGTTTTTTAGGCCTGCTGCCTTTGCTTGTTGGCTTGGGGTCATTGCGTAAACTCCAAATAAACAGCTATGCAAACTCTAGCAGCACAACATTGTGAAAGGCTTATAACGGCTTTTTCTTTATCGCCTAAAGCTATCCCGTCAGCCCTTAAGGAGGCCTTTACAGCCTCCCATATCTTTTCCTTAAAGTGCATTTTCGATCACCTTTAAGCAAGCCTCGTAACTTTGCTTCAGCCCTTTAACGCCAACTTTCTGAGATAGATTAAGGCGCTCGCTTGGTGTCATAAAGCGGTGCCAGTAGTCAGCACTAATTTCCCATTTTGAAGCTATATAACCAAAAGCAGCATTTTCAGAAATAATTTTTTCTATATTTTCAGCTTTAATCTCTAACATTTTTAATTCCTCTGTTGTGTTTGCATGTTGTCAGTATAACAAATTATTTAAAGGAGTAAAGCTATTTTTTCAAATAGTTTTGCCTAACCTCCACTCGATAACCTGCCCGCCAGCCACCAAAACATCATTGAAGTCTTTCCCGTAGTCCTGTGGCCACCGAATCACCACCGTAGTCACGTCGTTATTCGTTAAAACATTCCGGTGACCGCACTCAAACGCCGCCGCCAGCCCTGCCCCGTTCTTGTCGTTATCCGCAAAAATGTACAGCGCCTTGACTCCGGTGGGCGCTCTGAATTTCCGCATGATGCTGGTGTTCAGGGTTGCCCAGACCGGCATTTTGTACAATGCGTGCGCGCTTAAACCTGTTTCGATTCCCTCGCTAATTCCCATCACTTCCGCGACTGCAAACATTTTTACCGCTGCTGGGCCTTCAAACTCTTTCAAGCTAAACAGCTTCCGTGGCGCTTCAATCTTGGCCTTATCTGCTCCGTCTAGGTACGTCCTGTGGATGTAAACCGGCTCACCGTACTCATCACTAGCCACACTGAAAATGGCGCCAAATTTGCGGCCTGTGGAGCTGTCCAGCTCTGACTCTGAGAATCTAATACCTCGCGTCGGCAGTTCGTAAATCCCGCGCGCGTTTAAATACTCCTGCGCCCGGGTGCCTTTTATCGCCGGTAGTGCCAAAAATTTTTCACGTGCCTGCGCCACCTTGTTCATTTTTTGTGTGGGCTGGCGCTGGTCTGTTTGGAATGTACGGCCTAGCAATTTGTCTATTTCGGCGGCCAGCGTTTTAAAATCTTTACCTGTCGCCAATTCCAACAGCTTAAACCCTGCTCCCGAATTACAGTTACATATCCACCCTCCATCCCCGCGCTTGTCGTCGAATCGAAATTTTCCCTTCCCTTTGCATATCGGGCACTCTCCATCGTAATGCTTTCCTCCTGTTTTTGGTGGCATCCCATACTTTTCGAATATAAACTCCCAATTGCCGTGTGCTGCCTGTGCTGTTGTCTCGCTCATGCCTTGGCCCTGCCTTTTGCGTAGGCTATCTGGCTGGATTTTATATAACCGGCCGTTGTTGGGCTCACAGGTCGCGGCACTTTCGCCAGTCCTTTCGGCCACACCCCAAACCGTTTTTTGTATTGGTTGGACACCCAGCCGTCAGAGTAATTTTTGCCAGCGTTTGCGCGTTCTTTTTGATAGCCAAGCAACTCCCCGTAAAAAATGGCTTTCTCCTCCATCGTGTACGTCTTAACTTTGCCCGAAACCGTTTTAAGCCCTATCGTTTCGTCAACGTCCACCGTTATCTCACCAGCCAGCGGCTTGTGCCCGCAGCGGCGGCACACGTACTCGCCGGGCTCTTTTACTCGCTGGCACTGAGTGCATGTTTTGCCTTCGGTGGATTTCTCGCGCTTTTCGCGTTTGGCTTTGCGCGCCTCCTCCATTCCGTCGCTACCATCATGCAGCTCGAAATATTCAATCTGAGTTGGGCATCCTAATCTGAAATAGGTGCCGCTATGATCGAACAATTTTGCACTGGTTTTTCCTTTCGCTGGGCGGCTCCCCCGCATAACACCCTGAACCCAAGTCCGTTCTGATTTCGTTGGCTTTGCCCAGATTATGCAGCGAACGTCCGAATCGAACCCCGCGCCTAGCACCCCCACGTTCCAAATCACTTTAACTATGCCGTCAGCGAACCGATTGAAAATCACCTTGCGCTCTTCAATCGGTGTATCGGCTGTAACAACCTCCGCTGATATTCCTGCGGCCCTAAACTGGGTTGTGTATGCGTTCGCAGTCGATACGTTCGGGGCAAACCCAATAGTAGGCTCGTTTTCGCCATATCGCAGCCAGTTGTCTAGGATGTTGCCAGCTATTTTAGCGTCACCCATTATTTGACTAATTGCGTCCTCGTCATAGTCGTAGTCGCCAGCGTAGTTCTTTTTGAGCTTGACGCCTTTCAAATCTGGACGGAATGGCGCAGAAATATCGAACGGAGTTAGCAGGCCGTCTTCGATTAGCTGTTGAGTTGTCACGGGTTTGATGAAATTCTGGTAGTGAGTTCCAAGCCATTTTGCGTAAGGCGTCGCCGTCAATCCTATGGTTTTCAACCCCGGCGTCTTCATGATTTCCAAAATCGCCTTTCGCTTGAGGTCACATTCATCAACTATCAAAACTTTGATGTCGTCAGGGAACGCGCGCCTAATCAGCGTGTCCGCGCTGGCAATCTGAACCATTGCCGTGGGGTCAGTGCGCTCGTCTTTTTGCCAGATAACTCCAAGGTCGGTGTGGCCGTATTGGCTGAACCGCGTGTAAGTCTGGTCAACCAATGTAACGTAGGGCGCCGCAAACAGGGTTTTTTGGCCTGATTTTGCGAAAGCCTGAGCTAGGTAGCTGGCCACCGCTGTTTTGCCAAAGCCACAGGATGCGTTGATTAGATGGGTGTCGTGCTTTTTCCAGCCGGCCCGCAGCATTGATACCGCCACCTGCTGAAAATGTCTTAAATCTTCATATTGCATACAAAACCCTCTAGGGTCGCCACTTGGTAGCAATGCCGCTGAAAGGCAAGCCATGGGGTGGCGAGGTTACGGCAACAAGTGGCGACTCTAGAGAATGCTGTTTGCTGCCTTTCGATTGTTTACAGTTGCTACACTGCGTTTATGTGGCCACTAGAATCCGTTCGCGCTTTCGTCATGGCCTTCTAATATTCTACCGCATTTGTGGAGGCGAATAAACCGCCCCGCCTAAAGTTTTTAACCGCAAAATCCGCTATCGCAAAAAATATCAGCTTGTCCTGCAATAAAATTAGACGTTTGCGCCCACTGCCAGACGTCACGGATTCCTGTCGCCCCTTTTTTGCTCGCAGGCCTGAACATTGTTTTTCTCTTCCCGCTAATAGGGCCTACGCCCATACCAAGCTCAACCAGCTCTATATAATCAACGCGGCCGGCGTCGAGCATCGCAATGTCTGATTTTCCAGCATTTACACACGGGTAACACTCCATTGACCTGTGCGGCAACACCTCAAAGCCAGCCCGCAGGATTAGCTCATTGCGCATTTTTTCGGTGTGCCTAACTAGTGGCGACCTAAGCGACCGCCCACCATGGTTTGGTGACTCCTCCACCCACTCCGGCCAATTGCTGCGCTTGGCGCTTTCTTCGCGCCGCACACCAACCAAACATGTCGCGCTTGCGTCAGGGTCCACAGTTTTCAGCCATTCCATTGCCGGTTTAATTTTTAATTCGTAGCTGCAAAAAGCCATGCCGTTACGCGGCCAAGCCTGCTTACGCTTTATAAGACTTTCCATGCCCTCGCTAGCTATCTCGTGGTAAATCCCATCGTTCTTTTCTATGAACCTGCGAAACTCATTCAACCGTCCAGCCCAAAAATCAGCTGCCCAGCCTGTGTTACTGTAGGCTATGTGCAAATTTTTGATCTTGTTCTCTATTGCCCACTGGACTAGGGCAACCGAATCATTTCCCCCGCTGCCAAAAATTATATTCATGTGCGCACCCTATATCATAGCTGGAGGCGCCTGAGTGGCCCCACCTAAAGTTTTTAGCCTTGCATCCACATAATCACCCAGCCTAGTGTTCGCCGCCGCTACTGAGCGCGTCTCAGCCATTTGTGGGGCCATTCCACCGACAACCATGGCCTGATAGCCGTCCTTGATTGCCTGCGTGTATTTGGCTAGTGCCGCGTCCCTGTGTTGATGGGGCAGTCGCGCTAGTTGTTCGTCAACGTATTTTTTGTTTTCCCGTTCGTACTTGTCCATGCTTTCCCCCTTATTCGTTGATGTTTTTGGCAATTCCAATTGGATTAGCATTTTGCTTGATGAACTCAAATACATCACCAATTTCAGTTTTTCCTTTGTATCTGTATTTATTTTTGCTTGGCCAGTAATCCAGCCTGTTACCGTTTAACATTTTTGAGTAGTACCAAGCAGTGTGAACCTGCCATAGCCTTTCGAATGCCTCATTGACGCGCTGCTCTATAATATATTCGTGTAGTTTTCGTTTCTCCCTTAATGATTTTTTCATGAAATTACCATTTGTTATCAGGACTAAATCAACAAGCCATACCAAGCCCAGAGGGCACCGGATGCCGACTGTGTTTATATACTGCGCACTGTATTCAAGTTTTATTATCCTGAGCTGGATGCGGCAACGTATAGCCCCGCAAACATGCGCCGAACTTCTGGCGCCAATCGCACTTGCTGCTCAGATTAGACGTGCCCAGTGGTGCTTGAGCCGTCGAGGTCGCCCTCTGCCCGTTTCCCGTCCTCAAGTCCATCATTCAAGCCATCCGGCATCCTGCCCGCTCAAACTCTTTTCCTCATCCGGTTTTAGGCCGGTACCGCACATTCACTTCAAACCGTGTCAGCCCTAGGCGCTGATTAGACGCATAAAACCGTGCAGTGGGACGGGGTGACATATACCCCAAAACTTTGGTACTCGAACAAATTTGAAACAATGGATTTTTTTTGGTCGGCAGAACGCCTCGAAATAATGCCCCATCATTGTCTTACTCGCCTTTTTTACGTTGTATGGTCAACGCCCCTATCGAGTGCAGCAACTCAAATGATAGGGAAAGAGCTTTCGGGATAACCCTAGCTGCAATCGAAGTATAGCAAACGCCATTGGTTGTTGCCAATAGTATTTTCATAACCGTAGTGGTTATTTTAAGCCGATTTTGTGTTATGCTGCGCCCCGAGTGAATTTGGCTGCGTGCCGATTAGCTCCGCGATGGGGGTGGTTGGCGCCGCCCCCGTCGCACAATGATGTTACGGACGTGCTAGAAATTGCATGGCATCACACCACCCGAAAGGGTCAGCCAGTGGCGGCAAGGGTGATCCGGTGAGCCCTCCTTAAAACGAGGGCTTTTTTTATGCAAAAAAAACCGCCCGAAGGCGGCTTGGCTAGATCACTTTGCCGGCACTGGCAAACCGTTCAACACCTCGTTAGTCAACTTGTCCAAAGCATCCCCCAACCGCTCATATAAAAAGTCTGGGAACTTACTGCCTGTCGAGTGCGCCCAAGATTCGAGCGCTGATAGGAGTTTGAGCAGCTCTAGCAGTTCTGGCTTGGTCATTGTGGTTCCCCCGCGTCTTTTTTGGCTTTGCTTTGCTCCCACGACTCGACATGCGATGGGCTATCAATAAATTGTGCACCTTCATATCCGCAATCAAAACCCTCCTCAAAAGCCGCTTCTACCGCCAGCTGCAACCGCTTGACTTCATCAACCATTCGTTGCAGGTTTTGTTCTAAAAAAAGCGTGTAAACGCTCTTGCTAAAAACCCCATCATCAACCGCTTTTTGCCTTAGCTTGTCTGTATTGTCGTTCATAATTCACCTTTAATGTCATTCGTCACTCGTACGGCCTTCTACATACTGAATCGCAATAGCAAAAAGCCATGCTACGGCAAAAATCCCTAGCCCAATAACGCCAAACGCTATAAATGCGATCATTTCAGCCCCTCCAACTCGATTAGAAGTTCGATAAAGTGATTAGCTTTTTCTAGGTCTTTCACGCCGCCTTTATCACGCCACCGAGTAACGTACTTAATTACGCTGCCCTCTATAAACGGAATATTATTGGCGTGGATGTACTCAACAGGCTGTATTTTCAGCTTTGAATAGTGATCTCCGCCGACCTGAGTTGATGTTGCTGTTGCTGGCTTAGCATTGGCGTTTCTCATGCCAGTAGCACGAGTTAGGTCCAACATTCCCGCAATAGATTGGCCTGAATGATTTGCTTTAATCGCCGGCCTTGATTCCTCGCAGAACGCACAATTGCAATTTATCATCGTTCCACCTCAATCAAAAACGAGTCAGCCTCAAGCCGCGCACGGTTAGCTGATGCCGCTATATCCTCGTCTGTGCTGCCAAAACGGCCCTCACCCCTATCGGAGTCCGGCAATTCCGAAACTAAGCGGAAAACAGGCGTTTCGTGGCGCTGAAATACCATCTGCGCAATAGCTTTGGTGGTGTCCACCGTGGCCACGTTGGCAGAGCCGTTATGCAGGCAAACTTTAATCTCGCCTCGGTAGTCTGAATCGATCAACCCGCCTAGCACTTGGATCCCTTGTTTAACCGCCAGCCCTGAGCGCGGCCAGATAAAACCCGCATGGCCCGCAGGAATCGCAACGCGCACCCCGGTATTGAAAACGACTCGGCCGAATGGTGGGATTTTCACCAGATCCGGCGTTGAAGAGTCCGCGTATAGGTCAAACCCAGCGGCTCCATCTGTCGCTCTTGTCGGTAGTCTCAAAACTGCCGGCATTTCCGCCATGTCAATAATCATCAAATCGCTCATTTTTGCCCCCTTAGTTTTAGAAGTTCTCGCCAGAATTTAGGCGCCGGGCATCTCATCGCTTCAAAATAATCGCATGTTCCGTTTGCTTGAGCGAAAAACCATACCTCTCTATTAACGTTGTAAACCGCGACAACCGGACATAGCAAACCAACATCCAGTAAAATTTGCCGGTCTTTCGGTGCACTGTCCATTTCTTGCCATTCATCGCTCATTTTTATCGATCCTTTTTTGCTCGAACAGCGCCAACTTTCCGCCTTCGAGCTTCTGCACGCTGATGTCACGCCCAATGGCCACCATCTTGATTACTGCTGATAAGGTTAACCCAGCGCCCCGTGCGACGCTGGAAAAGGTTTTGCCTGTGGCTAGGTATTCTGTAAGTTTTATTTGCATTCTAATCCCCTGTGGTTTTGCTGGAGTGTACCACTGGTGTTCTGCAGCGTCTACACTGGCGGTAAACAACAGCAGTTAGTGGCCGGCCCGCGCTCCTAAACTATTTTCACTTTTTTACACCTAGGGTATAGACTCACGGCTAGACCTGAGGTATAGTTACCCCACTGAAGCGATTGGCGCTGCAGGCAACTAAGGGTAGGAAGTTTATGAATTTTTTGAAGAATAAGGGCATCGAGTTGGTTCGTTTGGCTATACAGTTCGGCGTTAAGATCGACGCTGAATGTCAGTTTGCATACCTTCCTGAGCACGTAGCGCGCCTGCTCAGCACTCAGATTCAACGCTGGTCGGTAGAGGCGGATGATTTCGAAGCGGATGCCTACGTTAACGAATTCACCCCAGCGGGTGATCTATCCACTCGCGCAGATCAGGTGTTGTTCACCACATCCCCACGCTTATGGCTGGTGATGGCGCTAGACTGGGTGTTCACCGCAGAAACGGCCGGAACGTACATTGTTGACATGGCTGAGCTAGATGATTTGCTCTGGTGCGAGGCTCTGCGCTGCGAATATAGCAACGATCAAGGATTTATGGAGCAGCACGGATTCAACCTAGCAATGCTGCTCAAGTTCGACCATGGCGAGTTTCTGAGCGTGTGCCAAGAGGCCGCGATCAAGCACACCATGGTCACCGCCGAGCGTATTTTTGATGCTGCCGTAGACGAGTGGCTAGAGGAACTAAAGCATGACAATTAGAGAAGCCCTGCCGGGTCACTGGGTCGGCACAATCAAGCTAGACCACGCAACAATCACAACCGCTGGGCCTTCGCGCTCGGTGGTTTACTTAAAATTGATCGAACTTTTAGGATAGATTATATGACTGAGGCCAGATTCAATAAATTACGTGAGCCATTCCCTGAAAATTTAGTTAGCTGGCTGCCAAAGCCAATGCTCGCAAAAGAGCATATGGATAAAATCCCAAAGGCGAATTGCGACTTTTGCGGTCAGTACCACGCTCGCGACAAGGTTATGCACCTCGCCTATGTCGGCCACGCCGCGCTCACCGATCGGTTATTAGATGTTGACCCAGCGTGGTCTTGGAAGCCATTAGCATTTGACGGGAATGGATTGCCGCTGTTAGATGTTGACGGTGGAATGTGGGTCGAACTGACAGTCCTAGGCGTAACCCGTCTTGGGTACGGTGACGCGCAAGGTAAGAAAGGGCCCAACGCTACTAAGGAGCGCATAGGCGACGCAATACGAAACGCCGGAATGCGGTTTGGGTGTGCGCTCGAGTATTGGCACAAAGGCGACTTGAATAAGCACAAGAGCGTTCCGGTTATTGAGGAGCTGCAACCGCAGCTAGTACCGAAAAAATTAATAACTGATGAGCGATTGCAAAAGGCCTTAATAAAAATAAAAGCTGGCGAATACACTATCGAAAAATTGGTTGACGCTTTTGAGTTTACAGACGCACAACAGGAAGTTGTAGATTGTTTTTGTGAGGGTATTTTATGATCCGTTGTAGTTCAATTGCTCAGATAATGACTAACCCACGCACCAAGGGTGAAGCGTGGTCAGAAACAGCCAAAGGCGCCATGCTTGAGGCTGTTCGCGAAAACCTTTTTGGAGTGCGCAAAAACCTAGACGATGTTCGCGCAATTCAGAAGGGCAAAGCATGCGAAGACGAAGGCATTCAGCTCTATAACGACGTTTTTTTGTATGACCTAAAAAAGATCAATAGCGACGGTCGGCGGAATAATGGAATCATCACAGGCGAACCTGATTTGGTAGCGGCATCATCTAAAAAGGGTGTTGATATTAAGGTGGCTTGGAGCTTGCTCACATTCCCTCTAACTGAAGAAATGTGCGATAAAAAAGGTTATGAATGGCAAGCGCGCGGGTACATGTGCCTTTTTGATTTGCCCGAGTGGGAAATTGCTTACTGCGCCATTGATACGCCTGACAATATTCTGCGCGACTATGACGACCGTTCGATTCACGTTATAGACTCGGCTATTCCAATGCACCACCGAATTACAATAGCGCGCTACACCCGTGATTTGGAAATTGAATCAGCAATGCTGAAAAAGTGCGCACAAGCTAACGAGTGGATAAAATCTGCCACCCAACAATTCGCAACCGATCACGATCAATACATAATTTAAGGGGCGCAACATGACCGAACGACAATTAAAGAAAATTCTGGGCGCAATTATTGTTGGTTTAATTGCTATGATAATACTATGCACGTTAGATGATCTAGGGTATCACCCTGCAGAGTTTGGAGGGCATAAGTGATGCGCGAATTTCGAGGGCCTTGCAGCACAGTTCCGCACTTTGCAGCAGCGACAACAAAAGAGATAAGCACAGATTGGTTACTAGTCGATCAGGCTTTAGATTCTGTTTTGCGTGCTTCAGGTTCCGCATTACTCCATTACACAATGCCAGCAACTTTAGAGCTAATGCGAAAAACAATGCTTGAGATTATAGAGGCAGCGTATATGGAAGGTTCGAATGATTGTCACAACTCACTGAATAGATATTTGTAACCGAACCAGCGCCATTAGCGGGTAGTAGGCCTAAAAAAACTCCCGCAGGTTTCGCCCCACCTCTCCTTTAGGGTTCTGCGACGCGGGCAACTGGATTCCGGCAGGTGTCGGATAATCTGGAAACTCTGCCGAGTGGAATGGGTGAGAAACTTGACAGCCGGAAAGACGGCACCTAACTAACCAACTGAGGAATAGAAGTGGCACTAATTAAAACATTCGAAAACGACGTTATCACATCAACTAACGTGCAAATGAAAGAGCCTGAGCGGCAAGAAATCCGCGATTTAATGTCGGAGTTTTTGAAGAATGGCGGCCAGATTGTGGAAGTTACGCCTTATGTGAATGCCGAGAATATCGAGGCATATCGGCCCATGACTCAACAGGAAGAAATGGCTGTTAAATTGCGCTGTGGGCTAAAGGCCAATTGCAACATGACAATTGTCTACAGGCCGCAGGATAGAATGTGGCAGGCTACACTAGGCATTTTCACGCTAGGCTTTTTCCCAAGCCAGCAAAGTGCAGAGGATGCTATCAGGGCGCGGGCTAAAATAGTTTTTGCAGATTCAACTAAAAACGGGCGAAAATTATCCGCTATTACTGAGGGGCAGATTGACAAAATGGTGTCTGAAAATGTCTAACATTATCGCCAGTAAGTCACCTAAAAACATGGCTAAAGCCAAGCGCCTGATTCGCGGTTTAACGCTCGAATGGGACGACCTGAACCCCTTAGATGGGACTCACGTAGTTTCTACTAAAATAGGGCATAGAAACCCGATAACGAAGCTTAGCGCGAAGGCTATGGTTAATCAGTACGCCCAGTTCATTTTTGAGCGCATGCGCATGACTTGGCGCGTTCAAATAGCGCTCTTTTTCCAGTATGCGAATGGCGATAAGTATCAGGAAGACATCGAGTTAGAGTGCAATTGCCACCTAAAGTCACTTAACGATCATTGTTTGGACGAAATTAAGCAGGCGCGAAAACTACACGCGGAGGACGCTTACCGATTCACGAGTTTTAAGATTGAGTGCGTTGGGCTTTAGTTTTGTCCACATGGCCACCATTACATTTTTTGAGGATGAATATAGATGAGCATTAAACGATACAGTTTAAACCACACTGAAGAGTGCATGTACTCGCCGGATGAAGGCGACGGAGAGTTTGTTCTCTTTGATGATGTTCACAATTTGCTGAACGAGGTTCGCGGGTATTTGGTAGCTGCTGCTGACGGCAGCATGAGCCGAAACAATAGTGAACAACTTGCCAGTGAACTGCTGGCGAATTTAGACGATCTTTTGAGACAATAGTGATGCATTATTGTTTCGATTTTTTCCCGTTTTTGAACGATTGGTACAATTCGCGGATGGTTTTAATAATCATTAGCGTCAAATAAATGGCGCTGGCTATACTGGCGTAATCTGATAGTGTCGCATTCATAATGTGCTGCGCTATCTCTATATGGCTTTCAACGCTCGGCGCTATCACGCCCACTCCAGCCACCGGCACCGCTACCCCGTGCGGCAGTAGGCGGTCGATCAATGGTGTTAACGTCTCTGCATGTTCCGCGTGATTCATTGTAAGCTCTAACCCATTCGTAGATTGTTTTTATCAGCGCCACCGATGTAACGATCACTGCCAGTATCGAATTGTAATCGTTTAAACTCATCGAGCAGCCCCAGCGATAGCGCCAAAATTTCGACGGCAAACAGGGAATCCATTGCCGCGCTATATAACCAATCAACCTCCACATACCCAATAGAATAACAGAAAGCCACGATTGTATTATATAACAAAGCAAGGATTTCACACCCTGCCACGACTATAAAGCAGGGTTTTTTCGATAATGCCAAAGCGGAAAGCGCAAGCCCCATGGACAAAGCCGACTTGATGATCAACTCCTGCTGCCATGCGTGATCCGCTCCTAGTGGGAGCATGTACACCACGGCGACTAATACCATTAGGGCTAGGCTTTTTCTCATTAGCACATACCGCCTTTTGTTGGCTTGCCTTTTGTTGACTTTACTTTGGTTACTGCTTGGCTGGCTTTTGATTTCTTGGCAACAGGTGGGTTTGCTGGTTTCGATTTGTTCGGCATAATGTTTCTCTGTTGGTGAGGTGATAGAGGTTGCATTTTAGAACATATCTGCATGAATGACGAAGGAAACATTTAATAACCTTATTTAGGTGATGTTTGCAATTATCTTCGACTTGGGCGACTGTCAAGGTTGCGGCCACCCGACAGCGGAAAGACTTATATTGGCATTGACGCCTGATGCTGGGTACCCCGCATTTGTGATTACCAAATTATTTGAAGCATCTAGCGTAAATGTTGGGGCGCCATATCCTGCAACGTTAAAAGCGTAATGGTTGGCTAAAGTCACAACATTACCTGCGCCATAAGGGCTTCTCCCTAGCGATAATAGATAAGAATAATAGTAATTCGGCGCTTCTACCCAAACATGGCACAAGCTGCATCCAGTTGTACCCGGGCCCGGGCCTAAAAACCCAGCCCACCAGCTCAACGAGACATTATTTGCACCGGTAGTTAATGCAATATTGCGCTTTGTTGATGTCTTCGGTATTAACCGCACATTGCCGTCAGAATTCATAATGATAGTGTCTAAATGCTTTAGAACACCGTATAGCGTAGCTTCGTTATTTGAATTTATTGTGCCAGTAAAAAATGTTCTATCGTATCCTGACGCAAGAGTAATTGTGGTGAACGGTTCTATAGTGATGGCACCATGCCAGTTACAATTGTTTATTGCAGGCGTTCCGGTATTATTATTTTTAATTAACACAGCAGTGCCTACTTTACTCCACACCTGCACATCAAGAGGAGCGTTATAGGGCAAACAGTCGGCGCCTACAAGTAACACCGATGGAGTTCCTGTTGTTGGAGTGTTAACCAAACATCTATTTTTCATTCCTGATCCATGGAATGACTGATCACCGGATGTTTTTCTATACTCCATTGCCGTAGTACACGAAGTGAAAATTTCGCACTGGTCAAGCGTGCAATATTCCGTAAATTGACCTACTGACTTGTTGTGCAATAAATAACCAACTGCATTTGTTCCTATTTTGCAATATTTTATATCTTGCCCGCACTGCCCTTGAGACTCTAAAAATATTGATGTCGCATGACCATTTGCAGTAATCCCGCTAATAATGGCTTGACAAAGATTACCTGACCCGCCAATTGTTGTGACTAATGCCGTGCTTACTGGCAACCCTGTATAGTTGAAAGTAGTTTTGTCACCGAATATATCAATTCCGTATGGGCTAGATGCCTTTTCAACTCGGGATGTGAAAGTGTAAGCGCAAGAATTTGTTTTAATTGGAGTACGTTTACTGCTATCAAATTGCTGCAAGTTAATTGCAGATTGCAAATATGGGCCGCAATCTGCTGTTGTTGCAGGAACACATCCGAAAAACTCCATTTCAATGTATGTGTATTTTCGCTTTGCTGCTTTTGCTCCACTAATGACGATAGTGCCATTGTCTGCCGTTAACCCTGAAGAGCTAATGACATCAAAAATTCCACCGCCTACACCTTGTACAGTATGCCCTAAAAGGCTGAATTGTTGACCTATTGACATGGTTGCAAGAGCGGCAGAAATATCGGCAAAGGTTGAAACTATTGTTAAGTACTCAACACCAAAATGGTCATATACTGAATTTGAGTTAAAAACTACCGACCCATTTGAATCTTTAGTTGTTAGCGAGTGAATAACACCGGTAAATAAAACCCCTGCTGTCCCATTGTTTGAAGGATAGCCATTCAAGAGCCGGATTGGCTGTGCCGCCGTTATTGTCTTGGCGGAATCCCAATAAACAGAAATTTGATTAGCTGTTATCGTGGGGTCTAGGTTTTCCGTCCCGATATACAAATATCCAGATTCTAACGGCAGACCGTCTGTTCCATTGAATTGATAAAATGGTGGCTTAACCTCTATGACGCTCATGTTATAACCCCTGCCCCGGTGTTATGTAAACAACTGAAGTACTAGAAGCAGATGTGGCAGTAAAGAACGCCCCAGCAGGAAACCGAAGAATTTGAGATGAGCCAGCCAGTAGCGGAATGGATGTAGCCACTGCGCTGGCGTTGGTAACCGCTTCTGCACTTGTTTTACCAATTGCCAAAAATACCGCGACTACTCCCGAGTTAACGATTCTAAATTGTCCAGCACTTGTTTCTGTGGATTTTACAGGCGCCTGAACGGCTGTTGGTGCTGTTGGTGTTGCAGCAGTAAAGCTAACCGTTGGGCCTAATGGTAAAAATGGGATTTGTGAGCTGGACATAATTTAACCCTGTGTGATTTTGCTGGAATGTTTGGTGTTAGTTGCGGCTCTTGTTTTGTGCATCTGTGGTGGCCTGCAATGTAGTATTAAGCTTTGCCATAATACGGGCAGCCTCGTCGCTTTCTGGCGGTACTCTGGAAAGTGCTATTAACAGGTTTCTGACAGGTTTAGATTCATAAGCTCTAGCAAGCCCGCCAGCTCCGGCCACCGCCCCAAGAGCAGCAAAACCACTATTCCCGCCACCAAATAGCGCCGTCAATCCACCAACCACAGCAGGCACGGCTAGCGTTGCCCCTGTTTGTGGGTTTAATGCCGCTGTTTCTGCACGTCTTGTGGCCCTTAGTGCTACTCGCAACCCCTGCACTCTAGCCAGTTCATCACCATTAAACATGATGCCAATGGGTGCGCCTAATTTTTTAATGCTCGTAGCAAACTTCGCAGTGCTTAAGTCTTCAACCCCACCAGCATCACTTATGGCTTTAGCAATTAGGGCTCGCTTGGCTTGGTTTTGACCGTCTTGCGAAAGCGAATTATATAAAATGCGCGCATCACTTTTCTTTTTGCTGAATAACGCTTTCTCGATAATTTCAGGAGTAGCCTGACCTCGCTTTATCATTGATTTTAAGGTGGTGTTTTTTAATTCATTCTGCATAGCTGAAAGTTCTTTATTCGCAACCGACCACTTGTTAAAGTCCTGAGGCTGCCCGTGCGTTTTAATAAACTCTCCCATGTCTGTGCGCAATGGCCCATATATTGATGAAAGTGATTTTTCAGCTTCAGACCTTACGCCTGCCATTTCCGCAGATTTAAATGACTCCCCAACTACTTTTCTCAGCGATTCGATATTATCAAGCCCCTGCCCCTGAATTGCGCTTTTCCAGTTTTCTAGCTTCGCTATTACAGGATTTAACTCATCCAGCCTCAGACTCGATAATCTCGCTATTTCTTGATCTGTTGCCGCCACGGCATTAACTACCGGTACTGGTGGAAGCTGGGGGTCTGAAAGGCGGTTTATGACGTCGTTTTTCATACCTGAATATCGCGTTAAATCATCGCCGCGCTTTTTCAGCAAATCCTTCATCACCTTTTCTGATGCGTCCGCAATTTCTGGCGATCCATAGTCAGTGAATAGCTGCTTGACCGCCAGCTCTCTTGCGTCTTGTTTGGCGGCTTGTACCGGCCCTGTTCCAGCTACTGGAATGCGCTCACCTGCACCAATAAGAAAATTTGAAACCTGATTTTTTGGCGGAAAAGCATCAGAGGTAGTAAACGGAATCTTAGCGGCCTCGGCCTCGGCTAATCCGCGAATAGGAACAGGCGGAGCAGCAGTGCCTAGCATTTGTTGCCCCGCCCCTTTTGCTGCCCTAGCTCCTGCCGCTAGTGTCCCAGTCACCCCCGGAATTGCTCCTGCCAGCAAAACCTCTTCAGGATTGAACTGCCCACCCGACGCGGCTTGGCCAGCTTCAATAGCCCCTTGTGTTGCGGCCCCTGCGGCCATTCTTCCGAGTATAGTTCGAGCTCCGCCAGCTGGCGTAAATGCTAGCCCAAGTCCAGCGGCTCTAGGCAGGTCGCTCATCTGAAAGCCGGGCTTAATTGCGTACTCTGCTCCATCCATGGAGGACTTTAAGATGTAGTTGCCTTTTTCATCCTGACGCACTTGAGTGTTCGGGTAGTTGGCTTTGATTATTTGCGCAACTTCCTGTGGCGAACCGGTAAGAGTAGCTAGCCCAGTTTTTAGGCCGGTTGTGCTTATCTCATTCATCTCGGGCATATTAACCCAATCTGGCAAAGTTCTAGTGGCATCTGTGGCCCGCTGTTCGCCGGTTAACGCTTCTTTCAGGCTGGACAATATTCCGCCATCTTGTGTGGCTGCTGGTTGCGCTGTTTGGCCGGATTGTGCTGGCCCCTGCTGGAATTGCTGCCCCGGCTTTAGGTCGCCAAAAACGTCGCCTATGCCTTGCTGCTGGGTGGCCAACCACGCCTCTGGTGACATAGCTGATGTCGCCGCTGGGCTATCAGGCTGTTGTGACGCTAGCCACTCTTCAGGGCTCATTATTTAACACCCATCTGCTGTTTATAGGTCGCCCACTGCTGATCAGTAAAGTTGGCAGGCCGCTCATAAGAGACCCCATTAACTGTCACTGAATTTCCTGCCTTATCAGCCTTCGCTTGCTCCTCTTGCTTGGCCTTCCACGTTGATAATGTAGTACCTCCGCTAGCATCACGTTGGCCGCCATTTTTCGCTATAAATTCAGCTTTATGCTCTTCGTACTCTGCTTTTTTTGCACTTAAGCGGGCAACCGATTCAAGCCAGTTAGCTACATATTCGCCATTGGCTTTGTCGGTCGGAAATGGCTCACGGGCTAGCGTGATGTCTCTATCAGTAGCAGATCCGGGCGGAAGCGCTTTTATGGCCTCGCTATTCACAATTTCCATCGCCTGCTTGCGTAATTTAGTTATTCCGTCTTGATCGCCGGTGATCTCTTTGTATTTTTCACCCCACGAACTGAATAGACCACCGCTTAAGCCAGCCTTTCTTATTTGCTCTGCTGCGGTAGCGTACTTCCCAGCATCCGCCGAATTAGCTACCGCTGCATCAGACGCCGACGCTATTTGTTTGGAGTTAAAATCAGATAGCTTCATTCCTTCCTGCGAGACGAAATTGGCAGCACGGCCGAATGCTGCGGCTTGAGCTGGGTCAATTTTCAATAACCGCTGGTACTCGTCCCAGTCTTTTTTGTTGGCGGTTGAATTTACCGAGCTTCCGCGCATGATGTCCGCGTTTATCCGGTTCGTCTCGGCCTTAATTTTTGCCAAGTTAGCAGTGGATGTTTCTTTTTCTGATGTTTGCTTTTGCAGTTCGCCGGGTGCTAATGCAATCTTGTTGAGCGATTCGATTATTTTGTCGCCGCCGGGAACTGTGGCCATCATGTACTGGATACCCTGTGCTGCCGTTGCTGGGTCTTTTTCTATAGCGTCAACGTAAGACTGCAAAACGGAAGCCTGCTGATTGTTTCCCGAGTTTTTATAACCCTCCATTCGCGTCTTGATGAGATTTAACGCCGCATCGCTATTTTTTGAATTGAGCGCAGAAAGAACCTGCCCGCCCATCAATAAATCAGCCTTTTGTTCCTCTGCGCCTTTAGCCGCCCACGCCGCTTGCAGCTGCGCCTTTTGCCGGTCTTCTGCTTGCCGCTGGCGGTCTTCCGCCAAGTTCGCCATTTCGGTTTGCTGGGCTTTGATGTTCTGCTGGTTAATCATCCCGTTCTGAAATGCTTGCACTGGGTTGGGAATGTTGACGTTATAGTTTAGCGGCTCCATTTAATATTTCACCCCATTGTAATATGCGTTGGGGTCAATGCCGCTATTTGTCTCCATAAACCCAAACCCACCGCTACCAGCAGGAGGAGGCGTTTTTCCGCCAAACTGACTAAAGCCGCCATTACCCATAAAACCGCCGAATGCTTGCGCAACACCGTTAATGCCCTGACCTATAGCGTTAGCCCTGCCTAGTGTCGCACCCGCCTGCGCTGCGCCCTGCTGGCCGTAAAGTCCGGCTATGTTCTGGCCGGTTTGCATCCCCGCTTGTCCGGTGTTCAATACCGAGTTTTGACCCATGCTTGCTATTCCGCCAAGCCTTCCATACTGCTGGTCAATTAGTGCGCTTAGCATGTTTGGCCTAAATTGTGCTAGTGCAGCCTGAGTGTTACCACCCCTCAACCCGCCAGTAGCAGATGCATTTTGTAGAATGGCATTTTCACCCTGCTGGGCCAATTGTCTAAACATCGGACTGTCTTGCAATTGCTGTATGGCCTGAGCTTGCGCATCCGCACCGCCTAGCCCGATAAGATTTTTCTGCCCTGCTAACGCTGGCACACCAGCTTGTGCATAAGGCGCTAATCCTGCCTGCAAAGCTTCGAATTGTCGGCGCTGCTCTTCAACCCCCATTTGTGCGGATTGCGCTTGCTGTTTGCCTGCCTTTTTCGCCGCATTGGCGTTCATTGCTCCGCCAATTATTGAACTTCCACCCATGACCGCCATTGCAGTCGTTATTGGCTCAGGCATTATTTAAACTCCGCTAGATATTCGGGGAACTTTTCACCGTACAGATTAAGCACTTTGGCTGAATTTTCCATCGCCAATGCTGCGCCGTGAACTAATTGATAGGCCATCAAAACAACATCGTAATAGCTGGCACGCCATGCGAAGGCTAAGGCGCTCGCATTGCCTGATTTTTCGGCTAGGTCTGAGGCTTTCCAGCGTAGTAGGGCGGATGCCATAACGGGGGCGAGAACATTAGAATTCTGCATGTAAAAGGAATTTTGTGGCATTGCTATAAGCGCGTTCCAGATTGCGCTGTCGAGGTCTGCGCGCTCAACTTTATCGCCGTCTGCAAAGTCGTCGAATACCTGAATAACTCCGTACAGCATGACAAGCCACGCAATAGCCGCATCTGATAATCCAAGCGATTCACGGAGGTTTTTTTCTAGCCAATCTATGCTGGTCATGAGGTCTCCACTAGGGGAAAGCTGCTGGCGGCTAAAAGTGACTCAGCGCGTCAATTATTGCCCAAAATTGTCACTTTTGCAACTTATGTGATCTCTCGGCCCGATGCGTTAATTGTCAGTGATGTTGCGGCGCCAGCGAGGGTAGATATAAACCCACCAGACTCAAGCGTTTGCCCGACTAATTCAGGGCAGGTATAGCATTCACCCGCTGCGATGCTTTTCGCGCTAATAACTATGTTTGCGGCGCTCGCTGAGCCCGCCAAAGGCACTAGGTTGACGCTAAATGCTACAGCGCCCCCCGTGGTGTTGGTCACTGTGAATTTATCAATTATCGTCTTGCAGTTCGTCGCGGTGTACTGAGTAGTCTGCGCGTTCTCCGCTCGCTTTGGCGGAATTATGTTTTTTACCGTGACTGTCATGGTGTTGTCTCTGCGATTAGGTTTAAAATACGGTCAATCTCTGCAATTTCTGCATTTCTTCCAGCCACCGCCTGCTCATTCCATGCGACAAGTCTTGCCCTTTTCTTCTGTAGCGCGGGTATGTCATATTCTGTGACTTTTGACACTACTTCGGTAATTCTTACTTTCGTCGGGTCTAACTGCTCAATTTCTGGGTCTGTCATTTTAGTCACCTGTTAGAGCACTTCATACTTGAAAATAAATGTGTAAGTATCGTTGGTCACAGGCACTATCCCAGTGGCCTTAAATTTCGCCCTGTCATTCACAGCATCCGCTTGAATGCCCCAGATAGACTGTGATGACATGGAGTTGGCAGTGCCACCCAACTGAAACGCTGTAGTCAATGCCGACGGAATAGGAAGGCTCATTCCAACCTCGGACGCTAGCAATGTAGTGGTTAAATCTATGTCTAGCTGACCGCTGACTGTTACAGAATTTCCGAGCCTAGACCATGTGCATAATCTAGCCGTAGAAGCCGCCACGTTTGTAACGTTTGTTAGCGTGGGAGTATAGCTGCCAGAGGCAATATATTGATTAGTCGCACCAGTCACAGCCCCAGCGTTATTGTGCAGCGCGGTGCCGTATAATCGTCCATCTGAAGTGATATTTAGGCCATTACTGCCACCGCCTGTTATAACTCCATTTCCAGTGACAGCGAATTTAACAGTGCCTGCATTATTTTGAACAACTAGAACGTCGTCTGTGTCCGCTGCGGTGCCACGTCTAAGAATAAGAGCATCGATACCCGGAGCGGTTAGAATCTCAGGAGGAATTGAATTGTTATAGGAATTTTGGAGAGGAGCTGCAAAAAGCGTGTAATCATAATATGCCCCATCGTCTGCCAGTAAGTTTAACCCAGTACCAGCGTTAGTGAGTGTTACTCCATTGAGTTGGCGCCCTATTACATCCCCGAATCCATTTACAGAAAATGTTATTGTTCCCGCCGCGTTTATTCCCTCGTACACGTAATCAGAATTTGATCCCGTTCCAATTTTTACCGATAAGGCTCGCCTAGTGGCGTCGGTTAATATCTCCGGGTCCGTTGAGCTGTCATAAGCTTTTTGTAGTGTTACTGCTGAAATTAACGGTGCCACAAGATCAATAATAGATGATGGTGTAAGGTTTAAATCGTTAGATATAGCGTTGATAAGACTCAAGCAATTATTAAGCCCAGCTCTAGCGTTGCCAGACTCAATTAGCGCCTGCTCTACTAATTCCTTCAGGCCATCTATTAGGTTCGCTTTGGCGCTTGCGTTTGCAGCTTCTATTGCGACCGCCTCAAGGGTAGATGTAGACACATCGACTTCAGCAAACAGATTTTCGAACTGCTTAATCTGCTCATGGTTTTTGAGGAATTGCGCGAGTTG